AGGCATAATCATAAATATTTAGTTAAGCTTGGTGAGAATGGAAAACTATTTAATCCTTATGGTCCTTTTAGCGAAGGTATGGAAACTAAGCAAAGAGTAGGAAGACCTACATGGAAGTTTATTAATACATCAAAGAATAACTTTGATCAATATGTTACTTTTTTGAAGACTAAGAATGAAGTATTCTTGAAGAATGCGGAAAGGGAGATTATCTAATGGCGAAATTTGCAAATACAAAAGGATTGAGTAAACAAGAAAAGTATATGGTTCAAGGTATGCTACTTGAAGATAATACTGCTGAAGATATTGCAAAGTATCTTGACCGTGAACTAGAATTGGTAGAAGGTTTTATTGAAGACAATCAGCCAGCAGAAAAACCAGTTGAAATGCAAGAAGTCCCAGTTCAACATCCTACTCAACACATTATCAATAAGACTGGTAAAGGTAATAAGGGTGTTGCTATAATGACTCCGGTAGCATCAGAAAGATCAGATGGTCAAAAGCAAGGTCGTGGTGTTCATACTGCAAAAAATTCAACCTATACTCATAAAATCAAATGACCAAAAAATACGAAAGTAAATATCAGTCTAGACATAATCCCGGTAAAAAAGTTACACTGGGACAATGGATAGCTGAACTAATGTGTGAGAGAAAAGCACAGGCAGATGAGAATAAGGAATTGCCACGAAGGTTTTGGATAGAAAAACATAAGGACAAAGAATCTTATCAAAAGTGGCAACCTTATCTCAAACGCCAAGTATATACTGCATATAGATTAATTGACCAATATGGTGATGATAAAGTATTGCAGTTTATAAGAAATAATAGGAACATCTATTCTTTAACTGCTAAATGGGTTAAAGACAAGTTAGACCAGTATCAGATTCCTAAAGTTGTTAAACCTGATACAGATGATACTCCAGTTAAGTATAATGAGAACCCTACTTGGAGTACTGATAGAGTTAAGAAGAAGAGCTTATATGACAAATTTGATTAGGAGATTGTATGACAGTGGCAGAGAATCCGTTATATAAAGATTTAGTAAAACAGTTTGGCGATGCATTGCATGATGCTGCATTTATTACAGAACAACCGAAACAGATTATTTCTGTGTCACCAAAGATTGATCTTGCTCTTGGTGGTGGTGTTCCTGAAGGTTCGTTATTTATTATGACTGGACCTGAAAAGATTGGTAAGACCGTTACAGCATTATCTTTTTGTGCTAATGCACAGGCACAGGAAAGATTTGTTTATTATGGTAATATTGAAGGACGATTAAAGAAAAGAGATTTAGAAGGAATTAGAGAACTACAACTGGGACCAGATCAGTTTCAGATGGTTGGTAGCTCTGAAGGAAATATTCTTTCTGGAGAAGATTATCTTGCTATCTTTGATAAGGTAGTTCATGGTCATCCTAAATCAGTTGCAGTTGTAGATTCATTTTCTGCTCTTGCTGCTGAAGCAGAACTTGCTGGTGAACTCAAGGATATTCAGGTCATGAGTATTCAGAAGACACAAGCAAAATGGTGTCGCCGCATTGGTAATGTTCTACCAATAAATAATGTAACTGTTGTTGGTATTACTCATATGATGGCGAATGTATCATCCTTTGGAAGTAGAAAAACTAAAACTGAAAAGAGTGGAACATCTTTGAAATATCAAGTAGATGTAAAGCTTGAGGCAAGTCATTCTGAAGCAGTGATGCAAGGTGATACACAGATTGGTCAGAAAATCCATTGGAAGGTTGTAACTTCAGCAATTGGTCCTCCGGGTCAAAAAGTTCAGAGTATAATTAAGTATGGAAGAGGGGTTTGGCGAGAGTTTGAAATTGCAGAACTCTCATGTGACTTTGGTATTGCTCAAAAGAAAGGTGCTTGGATTACTTTGTCTGATACAGAGAAGTTCCAAGGTATGCCTAACTTTGCACAATATCTTGAAGAGAATCCTGTTCGTTGTATTGAATTAGAAAAAGAGATTTTTGACACTGTAGGTATGGAAAGATGAAAGTAAAAGATTTAGATTTTAATGAGTATAAACTCAATCTAAAAGGTCGTGTTGTTAAAGCAGATGAAAGCAGACCTCGCTCTACTTATCATCTCAATGCAAGAGGTATTCTTAAACAACTATTTCCAACTGCACAAGTATTGGAAGAGGTTCCAGTAACTTTGAGAAAAGGTAAAAGTATTTCACTTGACTTTTTCATCAGTCAGTTTAGAATAGTAGTTGAAGTACATGGTCAACAACATTATAAATTTACTCCCATGTTTCATGCTTCTGCACAAGATTTTATCAAGCAGAAGAAGAGAGATGCCGATCTAAAAGAATGGTGTGAGTTGAATAACTTTACTTACATTGAACTTCGTTATGATGAGAAACCGCAAGAATGGATCAACAAAATAAACATGCGTTAATAGATAAGATGGATAGAATTGATACTATCCTTGATGAGTATGAGAGTAGTATTGGTTTAGGAACTTATCAAAGTGAATTTCCTAATTCTAATACTGCTTATGCATATATGAATATGTCTAGGGACCAGATTGAGAAGATGGATATTGAGGGATGTGCTGAAGCAGCATATATTCTTGGTAGTTTATCTTTTCATTTGCAAAGATCAATCAATAGAGAAACCGCTAGATTAAACTGGGCAAAATCAACTATTAAGGAGATTATTTGTAAGAAATCAGCACAATATACTGGTGCATGGGGCAATCAGGACATGCAAGCAACTTTGGATAATGATGCTAGTAGGAAACTGCATGAGATACAAAAGTATTGTCAACAAAGAATTGATAGATTAACATATTTAGCAACTTCAACTAAAAATATGTCCGATCTATTCATTAACCTTCAAAGAGCAAAGGTGGCTAACAATGGATAAATCAGATTTAAATGAATTAAAAAACATGCTGAGTGGATTAGAAGCTTCTATCATGGCAAAAGTAGATGAGAAGTTAGATAAGATTACTACAAAGAGTGAGCAAAAGACAGAAAAGAAACAAAAATATCGTCGTAGGCAACAAAAAGAAAAAAAGACTACGAACAACGGTTTCAATATTGATGAGTTAGGACTAAGTGCTGCTGAAAAAAAAGAATTAGCACAAGCATCTAAATCAGATAGGCAAAATAATGTCCATGTTCAAAGAGAAAGGTTGACACAACGTAGACCTTCTGGTAGAATTGAAGTGCGATGCAGAAGTTGTGGAAAGACTGAAAAAGTTTCTCCTGCACTCGTCATGAAAGATGAAGATGGTTTTCGTTATAAGTGTAATAAATGTTCTTGTAGTCCGGGGTGATTAAATGCCGTTTCAAGATGTAGCAGCAGAACGAGCAATACTTGCTGGTGTTTGTAGGTATGGTATTGATGCATATTATGATGTAGCAGATTTGGTTGAACCTAATAGTTTCTCACTAGATTCTAATCAGATTATCTACTCATGCCTGCAACATATATTTACAGTAGAAGAAAAGACTACGGTAGATTTAGCATCTATCTTATCTGCTGCCAAAGCTATTGGTGTTTCTGAGTTTCTATCTAGTAAATCAGAACAACAACACTTGGCAAGTATTATCAAGTTTCCTGTAGATAAAACAAATTTAAGAAGTTTTGCACAGATTGTTGGTAAGTTAAATATCTCTAAAAAGATTTATGATCAACTAGAGATTACTAGAGAAAAGTATTTACATCTCAAAGGTCATGAACCACTATCTCATATCTTAGGTATTGCTGAAGAATCTATCTTTGATTTTATGTCATTGATAAATGGTGGTGATGAAAATCCTAAACAACTATTTGAAGATATTGATGAGTACTTAAATGAACTGGCAGAAAATAAAGTTGAACAAGTTGGTGTTCCTACCGGATTTCCACGCTATGATTTTGCTATCGGTGGTGGTCTTCGCCGTGGTACTGTTAATGTCATTGGTGCGAGGCCAAAGACTGGAAAAACACTCTTGGCCCAGAATATGGGGATGAATATTGCCAAACAAGGTGTTCCTGTATTAGACCTTGATACAGAAATGATGTTTAATGATTTCCGTAATCGTGCTATTGCTTCTGAGTCACAAGTTGCTATTAATGCTATTGAATCAGGTCAGTTTGATAGTGATGCAGTATGTAAGAATAGAGTTTATAATAAAACACAGGCAGTAAAAGGTGTTCCATATTATCACATCAACATTGGTGGTAAACCATTTGAGGATCAGTTAGCAATCATGAGAAGATGGTTGGCTAGACATGTAGGCTTGAACCCTGATGGAACTGCTAAACAATGTGTTATTATTTATGACTACTTGAAGCTAATGAACAGTGCAGATATTAAAGATGTTGCAGAATTTCAAGCTCTTGGATTTATGATGACTGCACTTCATAATTTTGCCTTGAAATATGGTGTTCCTATATTATCATTTATACAGTTGAATCGTGATGGTATTACTAAGGAGAGTACGGATGCTGCTTCGGGATCAGATAGAATTATTTGGTTATGTTCTAACTTTACTATCTATAAGGTTAAATCAGATGAAGAGATTGCACAAGATGGCGAAGAACATGGGAATCGAAAGTTGGTTCCTATTATCGCCCGTCACGGTCAGGGTCTAGAAGATAAGGATTACATCAATGTAAAGATGAAAGGTCAATTCGCTCATTTAGAAGAAGGTCTTACTGCTAAAGAACTAGAGGATGGTGGTAATTATGTCGATGATGATGAAGAATTCCAAGGTGACAAAGAAGATGTCCCATTCTGATGATTACAATGATCAAGCAAAACTTGAACAACTATGTTGGGATGCCGTAGAGTTTATTGATAACATCTATGAGTTCTTTCACATTGATATCAAGTATAGAAATGATCAACTTATCAAATCATGTTGTCCAGTTCATGGTGGTGATAATCCAGTTGCTTGTAACTTTTATCCTGCTGGAGATCATGTAGTTCACTGGAAATGTAGAACACATAGTTGTGAAGACCATTTTGGTAAAACTATGATTGGTTTTATTAAAGGTTGTTTATCTAGAGCTAGATATGAATGGGAAAAGTCTGGCGACCGAGAGGCAACATTTAAAGAAACAGTTGATTTTCTACTTGAGATTACTGGGCAAAAGTTTGGTGATATCAAACAGAAAAGTAACACTGTATTAGAAATGAAACAGTTCAACACTATGGTGTGGACTATGTTTGGAGAAGAAGAAGATAAGCCAGAAACCATTATTACTAGAGACTTTTATAGGTCCAAGACAGAAATCCCTGCACAATACTATTTAGATAGAGGATATTCTGAAGAGATCTTAGATAAGTACGATATTGGTTTCTGTTCTACTAGGGGCAAGCAGATGCATAACCGCTGCATTGTCCCTATTTATTCTCATAATATGGATTATATCGTAGGTTTTAGTGGAAGGAGTATTTTTGGACAATGTAAAAAATGTAAGTTTCATCATGACCCCCAAGAAAGGTGTAAGTTTTTTCCAAAATGGCGACACTCAAAAGGTTTCCAGAAGGAAAAATGGTTGTATAATTATTGGTATGCGAAAGAGCATATCGCAAAGTCTGGTGTCGCTATTATTGTAGAGTCACCGGGAAATGTTTGGAGATTAGAAGAAGCAGGTATTCACAACTCAGTTGCGATATTTGGAACGGCACTAAACCAATCTCAAAAGGATTTATTAGATAGTCTTGGTGCTATGTCTTTAATTATTTTAATGGACAATGATGAGGCAGGAGAAAATGCTGCTGCCAAAATTATTGATACCTGCTCTAACCAATACAGGATTTACAAGCCAGTTATTAATACTAATGACATTGGCGAAATGAATCTTAATGATATTCGTAGTTTAATTTTACCACATGTTTTAGAAGCAAAGGATTATTACAAATGAATGAAAAGGTAAATGCATTGATTCTTATTTATCAGGCAAACTTGCAAGCTGCTAAGGCAAATCTATTGACTTACCTCAATAGTTCTGTTGGTGTTGGTGAACATCCCGACACTGTTGGAGAATGTGCAAAATTGGTAGATAAGATGGCACATGCTAAAGGATGTTTGGATTTGTTGCAAGAGATGTTCCCTCCACAAGCACCACAAGAAGTAGAGGGTGAATAATGACCAAAATTCTAGGATTTGCTGGAAAAAAACAAAGCGGTAAAAATACATGCTGTAACTTTTTACAGATGCTTAAATTCCATGAGTATGGAGTATGTAAAAATGCAAGTCTGAGTGAAGAAGGTCATATATTGGTTTCAGATCTTTTTGGTGAGACGGTATCTGGTTCTGACTGGATACCTCTCACTGAAGAGTATGTTGATATTTCTCAACTTCTTGCAAATTTTCCTTGTAAAATCTATGCTTTTGCAGATGTATTGAAAGAGTTTGCAGTTGATGTATTAGGACTTGAACCTAATCAGGTTTATGGAACTAATAAAGAAAAGAATTCTCCTACTCATCTATTATGGGAGAATATGCCGGGAATCACTACAACAAATATTTTCTCTCATGGTTATTTGGATGCTGGGTGTGAAGCATTTGGTGTTACATACCATGAACCCGGACCAATGACTGGTAGAGAAGTTTTACAATACTTTGGTTCTGATATCTGTAGAAAAATGTATGAGAATGTATGGCTAGATGCATGTCTTCGTAGGATTAAAAAAGATGCACCAGAACTTGCACTTATTTCTGATGTAAGATTCCCTAATGAGATTAAGGGTGTTCAAGACGAAGGTGGTAT